AAAGGCTGACAAGACAGCAAAGATATTCTTCCTGGCTGATGACAAGGCAATAAGCAATCGTATTCTTCCTCAGTCAATGAACTGGTCTGAATACAGATCCAAATAGGGGGAGTACCTCCCCAAGAGCCTGGCAGGCTGATAACCCGCCCGCACTGCGAATATATCTCGCGGAAACGCTTAGCATTCTGAAATCAGAGTGCTTTTTTTATACAAGGAGGTGCTAAATGGCACAAGGAATTGGATATTTAAAACGCAAACTTGTAACAAAGCAGTCTAGAGTTCAGACTCGCTACAGATACTATGAAATGAAGGAATGTCATACTCCAAGAAACCTGATGGTTCCTGATCAGCTCAAAAATAAATTCTCGATCAAGCTTGGATGGTGTACAAAGGCAGTAGACAGCCTGGCTGACAGACTGCAGTTCAGAGGTTTCAGGAATGACAATCTTGATCTGACTTCCATCTATCAGATGAATAACTTTGATGTGCTTGCAGACAGCGCTATCCTTGGAGCACTGATAACAAGCTGTGACTTCATTTACATCTCAATGGATGAAAACGGCTATCCTCGCATGCAGGTCATTGATGGTTACAATGCTACAGGCATCATGGATGAAATCACAGGAATGCTCGAAGAAGGATATGCAGTTCTTGACCGTGATGAGAATAATCAGATTATTTCTGAGGCTTACTTTGGCAAAGGATATACAGATTTCTATGTCAAAGGCCAGGAACCATACAGAATTGAGAATATCTGCTCTTATCCACTGCTTGTTCCAATTGTGTACAGACCTGATGCAAAGCGACCATTCGGTCATTCAAGAATCAGCAGAGCATGCATGAAGTATCAGAATAATGTTGCGGATACTCTTCTAAACATGGCTATCTGTTCTGAAACAAATGCATTTGTACAGAAATATATAGCTGGAAGTGATCCAGATATGGAATTCGATTCATCAAGAGCATGGATGAGTTCTTTCTTGAATATCAGTGCAAGTGAAGATGGAACCAAGCCAGACTTGGGACAGTTCCAACAGGCAAGCCTTGCACCATATATTGATGAAATTGAAACACAGGCTTCTCTGTTTGCTGGAGAAGTAGGCCTAACATTAGATGATCTAGGATTCTCTAAATCAAATCCTGCAAGTGTAGATGCAATTAGAGCATCACATGAGAATTTAAGACTGACTGCTAGAAAGGCGCAGAGACAGTTCGGTATCGGTTTCTTGAATGCAGGATATTTAGCTGCATGTTTAAGAGATGACTTTGATTACAATCGTGAAGTGCTTTATGAAACAAAACCAATCTGGGAACCTGTATTTGAACCAGATGCGAATGCTATTGGTATGATCGGTGATGCTGCAGTCAAGGTGAACAGTGCTGTTCCAGGCTACTTCAATGCTGAGAATCTGCGAAATCTGACAGGAATCGACAGTGATGAATGATGAGGTAAAGAAGGCCTGGAATCTGTTTCTTGAACATGTTCAGAAAAGCTCTGAAGTGCAGAAGCTGATGAAAGCAGTCGGCAACGGAACAGCTACATATGCAGAAGCACTTGAGTATTCTTCACTGCTCAGCAAACTGCTTGTTGAAAGTACTTCAGAGATTTATCCAAAAGACTCTCAGAAAGTACTCGAAATGCTCAAGAACAGTCAGTACTGCAGGAACTATTTCAAACATGTAGACAAGTACCTGTACGATCTTCAGAGTTCACTGAATAAAGACAGAGGACTTGGCATGAAGCCGGTCAAGATGATCAAGTATAATCAATTGCTTGATCAGAGTGTTTCATCATCTGATGACTACGAAGCTGATATAGAAAAGTACAAAAGCAAAGCAGAGCTATCTGCAAACAAGCATGTAGATACATATCAGCAGTACAATGCTAAAACACAAGCAAAAGCAGGATACAAAGTAACAGTATCACGAACATACGATGGAGTAGGCTTATCAGATAAAAGAGCATGCACATGGTGCCTTGAAAGAGCAAAGTCAAACGTTCAATATGATGAAGCAGTCAAAAATGGCATGTTCCAGCGTCATGAAGGGTGCCACTGCATTATTGAATATAACAACAATGGTGAAAAGAGCTATCAAACAAGTAAAGGTGGGATCAATAGCTTTTCGAAAGAGAAATCCAAAAAAATAAATAGCAGTATAGAAAGATTTAATAATGAAAGCTATAATAAAAGAGCCAAATTTAAACTCAATGATCAATTATTTGCAAATAAAACGGATCATGCTAAGCAAAGAAGCAAAGAAAGAAAAATTGATGATAGAGCTATTGAATATGCAAAAAGAAACGCAATACATGTAACTGGAATTTATTACGACGAAAAAGGTAAACCTTGCATAAATTATATAGGGTTTAAAATTACTACAGTTGTAAATCCAGAAACGAATGTAGTAATTACAACATTTAGGACACCAGCTTCTGTAAGAAAGAAGTACAAAAAAATAAAATGAATACGAAATTTAGTGAAAAGCAAATTAAATACATAAAAGATGTATTAAATGAAAAAAGCAGCATTTCAATGGATGCTTCAAATCTGTCTGATGAACAAGTTTGCAGTATTTTTGATAAGGCAACTGTTCGCTTGATGGAGCACGGATTCGACGAAGAATATGAGCCTACATATGATGGGACTATGTGTGAAAGTATTTTAGACATCTTAGGTGATTTATAATGTCAAAAGACGATTATTATGTGATTGTGTATAAGATACTAGCGTATCTTTATATACAACTGAAAAAAGGTGAATCAGTTGAAGCAGAAATGCTTATGTATGATGGTGACTTATTTCAGATAAACAGAACTTATTGGGTATACATCTTTGAAAATCTATCAAAGGATGGATATATTACTGGATTGTCAAATATTACCGTAGGAAATGGCTATTATTTGAAAGAACAGTTTCCTAACTGTCAAATTACACCAAAAGGCATTGATTATCTTTGCGAAAATTCATTGGTTGAAAAAGCAAAACAGTTTCTGAAAGACATTAAAGATATCACACCACTTATTTAGAACCAGCAAACATAAAGATATTTTAGATCAGAAAAAAATAAAAGAAAAGTGGGACCCCCCTATCACCATAGCAGGATACCACTTCTCTACAAATACAATAGCACACACATAAGAAAAATAAAGAGGTAGCTCATGGCAAAAGACGATTATTACACATTGGTAGCTAAGATACTTGTTTATCTATATAAAAAGTACAAGCAAAAAGAAATTGAAAAAGATTATATTTCACCTTTAACAAAAGATTTTCCTGTAAAAGATGAACAATTGATGGAAACTGTATCAATGATGATTGAACAGGGATTGGTTAAAGGTACATGTGTAAAGGCTTGGGGTGGTGATATTGTGATGATTGATTATCAAAGTCTTAAAATAACACCTGATGGAATTGATTATCTTCAGGATAATTCAAAGATTAGAAAGATTTGTGAAACACTAATTGAAGCTAAGCCTATTTGGGAATTGTTTTTATAACACGGCAACCGTACAGGTTTATTTTATTTTGAGGTGGATAATGGATTATTTTCAAAAAGAGAAAATTAAAAACATTTTTAAAGCTTGTATTCATGCTTTAATCGGTGCAACTATTGCAATTGCGACAATGAAATTATTTGGCTAAAAACAACGTGATTAATGTAGTGATAAAAGCAACTAAAGAAGGAAAAATTATATGAGTGATAATTGCTGACAGTAGATCACGCAGCCTTAAATATGAGTTTTCTTTTCCAATATACTTCAATTGATAAATATAAGGAACTCTAGTTTTAGAAACAAGATTATTATCAATTAGATATTGCATAGTTTCTTTGAAATCACATGATTTAACTTTATATGAAGAAAATATATCATTTCCAATAGTTCTTCTAGTTTCTTCAATATTTATTTCTGATATTGGATAAACTCTCTGATTGTATATGTCTATATAAACGTATGAACTTAAAGAAGTTTGTACGTTTTTAATAGCTGTCAGCAATGTTCTTGCATCTTTAGGAAGCGGTACAGAATTCATAAATTATTACCTCAATATAGTCAAATTATAGGAGATACAAAATGATAAATAAAGAGATTAGAGCACCCAACAGAATAACATCAGGATAAGGAGGACATATGGCAGAACCTAAGAGATTAGGTCGCCAGACTCCTACAAAATCTGTTGTTTTACCATATGAGAACACATATGGAAAAGAAGCAATTGATATCTATGAAAAGACTGGCAGACAGGCACAGGATTGGCAGAAGCTTCTGATCTATGACATTCTTTCGTACAACGATGAAGGATTATGGATCCACACAAAGTTTGGCTATGCAGTGCCTAGACGTAATGGTAAGAATGAAGTAATTTCAGCAAGAGAAATGTATGCGTTAGAAATTGGAGAACAGGCACTTCATACAGCACACAGAACTCCAACATCATCCAGTGCATTCAATAGACTGCTCACACTGCTTGGGGAAGCTGGATACAAGGAAAAGGATGACTTTATTGCGCACAAACAGTACGGTCTTGAAACAATAGAATTCCCATCTACAGGTGGAAAAGTGAGCTTTCG